AACCTTGACAGCGTGGGCCGGAATCCATCCCCGGTCGGTCAGTATTGGGTGATTGGCTGTCGCTGCGATAGTGCCACCCGACCGCGTATTGAGGTGTACCAGCGCACCGCAATATGACGCACGGAAGCCCATGTCCACGGCTCCCTCAACAGGTTGCCAAGACGGGAAGCAGTTGAAACCGCACGGCGGTGCGATCCCCTGGCGGTCGAACATCTCCATCGTGCCGATGTAGCCGTCCAAGCCCTGATGCGTCGGCCGCGTCCGGTTGTCCCCGGTCGCGCTGTATTCCACCAGCGGCACAAACGCCTGCACCTTCGGTTCGCGCAGGGTCTCCGCAAGCCCCTCCGTCGCCGCCCGGTTGGTGTTCGTGCGTAGCACGGTCTCGAGCCGCGCCGTGGTCAGATGCGTCCCCGTGACCATCTGCGTGGTGGTCACGAAGTCCCCGAGGTTCATCTTGCGTATCCACTTGCCCACCACGGACTTGCCGGGTTTCTCTTCGATGACGCGGGCAATCAGCTCCTGCGTCTCCCGTGTCTGCTTGGGGTTCATGGCGGTCACGAAGAACGTGCCGTCGGTGATCCGCTTGGCCGTGGAGATTTGCCCACCCTGGGGGTTGACCGTGATCCCGCGCAGGAGCGAATCCAAGACCGGGTTACGGGCGCGCATATCGGGCAGGGCGTTGTCGCGCTCGTGGTCGGCCACCTCGCCGCCGCTGCGCTGGGCGGCCTCAATCAGCACATCCCAATCGGTGCGCGAGATCGGCACGCGGGTGCGGAACCAGTTGGCAATAGGCGCGAGGAAGTCAAGACCAAAGCCCTCTAGCGAAATGCCCGTTTCAAGACGGTCAAAGGTCAGGGCCGTGTTGTCCTCGAGCATCCCCGCCACGGCCTCGTCCGGGATCTTGGCCTTGTCGATGGCCTGCCGTGCGCCGAAGAGCCATGAGGCCATCAGGAGGGCCGACGTTGCCTCGTGGAACGTCCGCCAATGCTCCGCTCCCGTTTCCCCAAGTACCTGGGCTGCGATGCCTCTGCGGTACGCCTGCTGCGCCTCCTTGAGGACGCTGCGGAGGTGCTTGTCTAGCGCGGCGCGGTTCATGCCTTGCGCTTGCGCTTGCGGACGGCCACGACCTTGGGAGCCTGCGGGGCGGGTTCCTCACCCTCCGGGGCATCGTTGCCCAAACCGAGCATGGCTGCAATGGGGTTGTCCCCGCCGGCCGACTTGCCACCGAGGACGGGTTCGCCGTCCATCGGTTCGGCAAGGCCGAGGAGGTCGCGCACCTCGCGTTCGCTGACGCGGCCGCCGAGGGCCACGAACTTCTCCACCGCCTCCAGGCGCTCCTTGGTGTCCGGGCGCTCCGGGGCAAAGTTGAAACGGATGGCGCGGGCTTCGTCATCGGACGCGCCGAGCATCTTGGCGACCACGCGCACGAGGTCGGTGGTGATGGATTCCGCCAGCGCGTCCGCGTGGTAGCGGATGACGCGGGAGAGGGTGTCAGCGTGGAGGTCGGCAACGCCGGACCCCATGCCCGTGCCGCCCGCCTCGCTTGAGAGCGATTGCCCCAGGATGGCCTCCTTGAGCTTGCTGCTGCACCAATCAACCATCTCCATGAAGATCTGTGCGCGGCCCGCGTTCGCGTCCTTGATGTCGATGTCGTACATCGACTCGTTCGGGCCGATACGCGGCAGCACCACGGAGTTGTCGTTGACGAGGTTCTGAAGAACCGTCAGCATCTCGTTCTTGGCCGCATCGTTGCCGGCGGGGTAGTAGCCCACTCGGATGCCGAGCGCGTATCGCTCCGCGTAGGCGGCGGCGTTCTGAAGGATCTCCTGCTTCAGCAGCCAAATGTACCAGCACACATCGCGTGCGCCCACGCCGCGGTAGACCTGATCGGCGCTGTTTGGATCGATGAAGTTCGGGGCGGTCGTGAACACGCGGTGCAGGACAATGGCGCGGCGCTCGTTTTCGTCGAACAGGTGAACGAGCGAGTCGAAGCCAAGGTCGGTTACCGACGATTCGTTGATGTACGCCGATCCAACGCGCATAGCCACGTTGCCGCGCTGGTCGAATGCCAGGGTGTCGGAGGCGAACGGAATCCATTCGGCCACGCGCACGCCCAGCTTCGCGTCCTTCTCGTAGACGATGTTGGTAGCGGACACGCCGTACCAAACGGCCTCGTGCATGGCGCGGAACAGGTCGCTGCGCCGGGGGATGGCGTTGACGATGTCGGCAATGCGGGAAGCAAGTTCCTGCGTGCGAGGGTTCTCGTCATCGTCCGCAGTCACGGACCATTCAAGGCCAGCGAGGGTGACGAGGAGGGAGCGCAGGACACCTTCGATGTCCGCGTCCATCCGCATCATGGCCTGGTAGTTCACATCCAGGCGGTACGCGAGGCTGCTGTTTCGCAGCATCAGGGACGCGGTACGGAAATACGACCGCTGCACTTCCACGGGCAGGGCAAGCGGCCCGGTGGGTCCGCGGCTCGTGGGCGGTGGCAGGGGCTTGCGCGGCCGGCGTGCGGGCGGGAGGCCATTGCCCGGAACGGCGTTCGGCATCAGAGGATTGCTGTGTGATTCGTTCATGCGTTAGATCCGTAGGCTGCGGCCGCGCTGCTTAAGTTCTGCAAGTTTGCGCTTCGCATCTGCAATACGCGCATCGCGCTCCGCGGAGGCGGTCGCGTTTGCCGCTTGTCGTGCTTCGTCCGCAGCCTTGCGATCTTCGCGCTCCTTGGCGATGTCGGCAAGCTTGCGGTCGATCTCCGCAATGCTGCGGTCTACCGCTCTCGCACGGTCGGTACGTTCCGGGCCTCGCGCCTTGACTTCCTCAAGGGCGGTTTCTGCCTTGCGGACACGGGCATCGGCCTTGCGTTGTTCGGCCTCGCTTGCCTTGCGTTCGCGGTCCTCGTAGTCGCGGTCGATGCTGCCGCGGGTTTCCTCAAGGTATTGCTCGGTGAACGTCTTGCCAGCGGCCTTGGCGCGTTCCTCAATGCCCTTTGCAGTCTTGTCGGTTTTGACCGACTTGCGACCGGACTTGGGCGCGGGCTTGCTTTCGGAGCCACCGCTACCGGGCTTGCCGCCGCAGTCGTTCCCAGGCTGAAAGCCATTCGGGCCGATGCCGCAGTTGTCGAACAAAGCGCGGCGGGCAAAGATTCCCAAGCGGTTTTCAATTTCCTCTCGCGTGGTCATGAGTGGGAGTCTACCGCGTCACCCGAACATCCTTCGCTTCGGACCACGCGATTCAAACATCCGCGTGGGCGTGGTGTTGACGGTGACCACGCCGCCTTGGCTCACCACCGTGCCGCTGGCGGCCGCGTTGCAGAGGTCCACCACAACGTCCACGGTGTCATCGTGCGACCCCGCGGGGAACGACAGCAGCTCGTCCAACACCACGCGGAAGTCGGGCGCGGCTTGGCCGTTGGCAGCCTGGGGGAAGTGAAGGCGGCCCTGCTCCACAAAGGGCTGCGCCCCGGCGGCGCGGAGGTGCTTGTCCGCGCCGCGTTCCACGGGGATCACGGGCTGCCGGCAGCCCATGCGGAATTGGTCGAACACACCCTTCTGCGGCCCGTTGGCCTCCGCGAGAACCAATTGGCAGCCTCGGCGCTCCACCAGTTCCTTCGCCATGCGGGCGAAGTCCGGGAAGGACTCGCGCACGCGCAGGATGTCGGTCAGGTACAGGTTGCGGTTGTAGTCCACCTCGCCCACGATGCAGACGGAGTAGTCGGGATCGTCGCGCTCCTGGCGCTTGCGGCCGTACCCCCAGTCGATGGCGGCGATGGTGCGCGACCCCGTGTGGTTGCCATCGTGATAGCGCACCCACTCGGGCCGGAACACGAGGAGGTCCGAGGACAGCGGCACAAGCTCGTAGGCGCGAGCGTAGGCCATCGGACCCATGTCGCGGCGGTTGCGGTTGAGCAGTTCGGCCGTAAAGACTTCGGGCCACGGGCTTTCCAAGCCCCGGCACGGCCGGCGCAGGAGCGTGCCGTTCTCCTCGCATTCGCGTCGCCATTGAGCAGTGATGTCATCCGTATGGAAGGGCGTGGCCGTGCGCCAAATTCGCGCCGGGTGCTTGGCGGACGGGTC